TAGATATGGGCTATCCATGTCTATGGGAAAACAAGTCAGCAAACGATCAGAAGTGGAAAGGCTTTCAGCGCATGGGGGTAGCCAAGGCAAATCCCGTTTATGCTACTCAGATCGCCTTATATCAAGCGTACATGGATCTTACAGAACACCCTGCGCTCTTCACAGTGGTAAACAAGAACACATCTGAGATTTACTACGAGTTGGTGCCGTTTGATCGGGAGTTAGCACAGACGGCAAGTGACAAGGCTGTAAATATCTTGACTGCAGCAAAAGCAGGTGACATTCTACCTCGCATAGCTCAAACAAAAGATTTTTATCTTTGTAAGTTTTGCGAGTTTAGGGAGACTTGCTGGAATAATTAAAAAATCAGGGGGTAGGCAAAAGGACTATGATCTACCCCCCGAAGAGGTAAATAGGTATATAAGGACAATATAATGTCATTAAGGGTAATTGGCAATACAAGATATGGTAATGGACAGAGAGATTTAGTCGCAGATATAACGGATAGAGTTCCGTCTTATGTGCAAGTAGAGTCTCTTAAAAACGCTTATCCAAACGGAAAAGTTGTTCGTAATGAATTTTATCTGGGATCTCTAAACGGAGAGGCTGGTCAGTCTCTTAAAATAAATATAGATCCATCAAGCCCAGATTTTATGCGCGGTATGGATTTTAATACAGGCGATGGCATTGGTGGCATAACTAAAATCCTGATGGCAGCATACAATTGGAAAATAAAAGATGTAGCAGATCACTTCTCTACCTGGTTGGAAAAGCCACAAACAGAACCACCTATGAATCCAATAAAGCCCAAACAAGAAGAGCCACAGACCCAACAAATTAAAACAAAACGAATTATTGATCACTCAACACCATATGATGCTGAATATTTATATTTATCAGAAGACGGTGAAGTTATTGTTGCTGTCAGAAAATATATAGAAAGAGATCAAACTGGAGAGATTGTTAAAGACAGTGATGGTAGTGCAAAGAAAGAATTTCGTCAGTTTCCTCGATTACCAGAAACAAGACCCCTTTATAACCTACCGCAAATCAAAGAAGCTGATCGAGTCATATGGGTTGAAGGAGAGAAGTGTGCTGATGAGTTAATTAAACTAGGGCATACAGCAACTTGTACTATTGGTGGCGCAGGAATGTTATCTCAGCGCACCAAAGATAAGTTCGATTTCTCTCCACTGCACGGTAAAGAACTTATCATATGGCCTGATAATGATGATGCAGGGCAGAAGCTAGCCAAGATTATACAAGAACTTGCGGTCAATGCTGGTGCTAAATCAGTCACAATGCTTACACCACCAAGAGGTAAACCAAAAAAATGGGATGCCGCTGACGCAATAGAAGAAGGCTTTGACATATCAAAGTTTCTCAACGCACCAAATCATAAGGTAAAAAGAACACTATCTCTTAAAAACAGAAACCTTTTGATATCAGAACAATTTCATGGATCTCCACCTGAACAAAAGTTTCTAATTGGAGATACCATACCGTTAGGAATACCATGTGTTTTTGCCGCTGCAGGAGATAGCGGTAAAGGTATGATGACATTAGACTTGGCTATGAAAGTCGCATCCGGTCAAGCTATGCAGAGATCTTTTGGTGGATTAGTAGCTCATCATGGATCAGCTATTATCTTATCGGCTGAAGACGATAGAGATGAATTACATCGTAGAGTTAGCCGACTCGATAGCACAAACAATCGTTCAAACTACAAGCATGACTTGTTAATTGTGCCTTTGCCAAACGAAGGTGGTGTGTTTCCGATTATGATGAAAGCGGATAATACCTACGTTACATCAGAAGAGTTTGAAAAGATTTATGAAGAGATGTTAGAAATTGATGATCTGGCATTAGTTGTTATTGATCCTATGGCCTCATTTGTACACGCAGATGTTAATGCAGATCCGGCTGCTGGTGCGGCATTCATGGGTTTGTTAGCTCAAATGGCTACAGAAACAGGGGCTACGATTATGGTCAATCACCACATGGCTAAGATTAGAGATAAAGATCCGGTCACAACTCCAGAAGAAGCTCGTAATCTTATTCGAGGTACGTCAGCTATCGTTGATGGAGTCAGGTCAGCTTTTGCTGTTTGGCAAGTCGATGAGGGTGTAGCCAGGACACGATGTAAAAATCTTGGCGTTACTTATACAAGAAACGCTGTGTTTGATGGAGCCGTGGTTAAATCAAATGGCGTTGCTAATCGGGACATAAGACACTTTATTCGTAACTCTAACAACGGGCTGCTAGAGGATAGAAGTGAAGATATTAGAAGTATTATTGGTTCTGAAGTCGTTAGAAATAGACTCGAATATGTGTTTAACTTTATCAGTATTCAGGAAGAAGCAGGTAATTATATGACAAAAGATGGTAATATTGATGGCGTTTGGGCATCGATTCAAAACGCACCTTCTACAGATATTAATGCTATAAATTTAAGAGATGATGGCAGAACTACAATTAAAAATACTGTTACAGCTTTACTACAAGATGGCAGGCTAGGTGCTTATAGAAGATCAGACAAAGGTAAAAAACAATTTATCGGGGTTATAGGTGGTGATTTGTATCATGAAGAACAAAATATAATTCATGGAGTTGAATGATGAAAACGAAAGCAAAAGGTCATATATACGAAAACGAAGAGGCTCGAATAAGATATGAGGATCTCTACAGCAAAAACTGGTGCGTTCAAAACAGGATGGATGTATCAGAAAAACCTCATCTTCGGGGACAAATTAAAGTTAAAACTTGGTCTGAAAAACAAGAAAATAAAAAAGAAAATTTACCTCCTCTTTCATCTAAAAATGCAAAGATGATTAATAGTTTTTTAAACAGAAAAATGGACATACCAAAAATTGCAGAATTTATGTTTTCAACTGAACAGTTTGTTCGAAATATTATAAAAAAATATAAGCTGCCAAGATAAATATGAGTAATTTTTACAATCTTCCAGACGGTAATGTCTTAATCAGTTTCAGTGGAGGCAGAACGTCAGGATATATGCTTTATAAAATATTACAAGCTCATAGTGGGGTGTTACCTAATTATTGCCGGGTAGTTTTTTGTAACACAGGTAAAGAAATGCAG